TGAGTTAGCCCAAGAAGCACCACTTGTTTGTGTTGAATATCTTATTTGATAATAAGCTAAATCTAAATCACTAATTTGTTGCCAAGATAAATGTGCATCTCCACCAATAATATTACAAGAGAAATCTGTTACATCAGAAGGTGGTGCAATTCCACCAACGATAATTCTTGATGCAGAAGTATATGTAGAAGAAACTCCTAATGTATTAAATGCTTTTACTCTAACATTATAAGTATCTCCGTCTATAACATTTAATATTCTGTGGAATAAACCAGTAACCTGACCAGATATTAAATAATCTGTTTCATCAGAACGCTTATATTCAACTTGATAATAGTCTACAAAAGAATCAGGAGAAGCACCAATAGTTACATCAAGAGCAGTAATAACCACTCCATCACTATACTCAATTAATTGGTCGTCTAGAGTTACTGAAGCTGGTGGTTGAGTTGTATTTGGATTTGGTAAAGTTGTATCTGCAATAACTGGCGCAGCAGTCTTGCTAGCCCAAGTATAAAATGAATCTTGGTGTTCTATTAATTGAAGATTAACTGTTGAATCAGTATTTATGCTTAATCCATAAACTCTAAATGGTTTTGCAGAAAATCCACCAGTAGAATAAGTTAATTCAACTATATCTCCAATAGATAAATTCAAAGCCTCAGAAGTACACATTAAATCAACGCCTAAAGCATTTCTAGAGCGTCTTAATAATACTTCGCACATTTCTTCTGCTGTATAAGGATTAGTTATTCCTTTAAAATCAAAATTGCCTTCTAGATTAGTTCCGTTGTCTTCGGCAAGCATTGTTGCATATTGGTCTCCTGACGGCAAACCAGAATCATCAGCAGGTGGAAATGAAACAGTATCTTCTTGCCAGTTCTTATCAGGATTAACAAAAGTACCAATTACTCTATTAAATTTGTAATTTTTTTTCTCTCCATAGATTTTTATGCCGCCAATGATTTTATCTTTATCAATGGTCATTACAGAACTTCCAGTTCCTTCAACTAATAATTTATAAACACCAGAAGTATAAGTAAAGATACCTCGCATTGGGTTTAATAATTCTCTTACATTTTCTAATAACTTTTCATTAGTATCTAAAACTATATTTGTTGTGAATAAATCTATATCAGAGGCACTTGTATATGGAGTAACTTGGGTTTCGCAAGTATTGGCAGCAGTCTTAAATGAATCGTAATTTGTTTCAAAGGCAGCATTGGGCAATCCTTTTCCATATCTAGCATTCCTAATATAATCTAATAAGCAAAGAGAAGGATTGTCAGAATAAGCCCAAGTAGTGAAATCATCTTGTCTATGAGAACCAGAACCACCTTTAGTAGTATCTAATCTTGGGTCATAAATCTTTCTTCCTTTTAAAGTAACTTTAATATCAGGAACACCGCCAGTATAAGCATCTTGATTCCAAGTAAATTTAAAAGCTAAATAAGCAACACCAGATAATTTGTGATTGCTGCCCCAATTAGTAGATTCGTCTAATAAAGAAGATACTGGTTGATTATCAAGACCAAAAAAAGGTTGAACTGATATAAGGCTTGCGCCATCTTTATAATAATTAGTATCTGAGCTATTTACTGTTCTTACTGTTTGGTCGGTTAATGAGCCTGACCAAGTAACTAATTTGTCATTAACATAAATCTCATCAATAGATTCAATATTTCCTTCACAAAGAACTCCGGCTAAATAAAGATAATTATTATTAGTTCCTGAAGATTCTACAAATACCTTTTGAATACCTAATTGTCTTCTTCCATAAACAAGAGGAATATTCTCATTATTAGAAGATTTATTAACCAATACTCCTTGCGCAGATTCATACTGCTGACTGGGTGCATTAGGTGGCTTTGGTTTTGGTCTTATTGCATAGCTTATAGCTGTTGTTACTACTGCTACTGCGACTTGTGCTAGAATCCCTTTAGACATTTATTTGTGAACCCTTATGTTGAGTTTTAAAAGTCTTGTAAATATGATTAGTATTATCTGTTCTTAACCATCTTACTTTTTCATTTTCTTCTGTGATGCTAGTAAAATAATCTTTGCACCATTTATAAATGTCTATAAAATTTGATTTGGCTACACAATTAACAATCCAAATATTATCTCCACAATTCCATTCATTCTTTTTTAATTTTCCAGTTACTATATATCTTTGCTCAACTGCATCTGTAAGAAATGCCCAATTAACAAAGCCTACAACATCTCTATCTTTGTAGAATAATTGATATTGGTCTAAATTAAATGCAGGAGTATTTTCTTCTACTAAATATTTATAAGAATACTTATCGTATTTTTTAAACTGTCTATATAAATGAATAATTTTATATAAGTCCATCACGCTCTACCCCATTTAATATCTTGAATAGCCTGAGAAGCATAATCAAATCCTACATCATTAGGAAAATGTAATTTTTGCGAACCAGTATTTGTTTTTCTTCCTTTTTGTTTTTCAAAATCTGCCCAATGAGAAGCAACGCTTATTGATACAGTTGAACTGTTATCATCTTCTTCAACATTAAAATTTTCTATTCTTCCATCAAATAAAAGAAATGGATAATTAACTAATGCTTGGTTCTCATCTAAGAAGCCTCTATATACCCACGCTCTCTTATCCATATAATCATTGTTAAGAAATAAAGATATGATTGTTTGGTCAGCGCCAGAAAATTTAAGAACTAAATTATTAACTCCTATTTCAGAACTTTCATTGGCTTCAGAAGCACCAAGAAATAAAGATGATGATACATAAGTATTTCCATCATAAGAAATATTTTTATAATGGTCTGTGTAATAAGTTCCAGTAGATACTCCTAGATAAACTAATTCTACTGGATTAAGTTTATTAGTTGCTAACTCTGATATTAATGAAGCATTTAAACTTCTTGTCATTATAATACCTCAACTAAATCAACTTCGTACTGATAATATAAAGATGTTCCAATATTAAATTCTTGAATATCACTTGTTAGTCCAACTGTAAAATCTACATTGCTATAAATTAAAACTGTATTATCAGATAAATTACTTCTTAATGGTGGTTCAATAGTTATTGTTCCTGCGCCTGAACCATTTGAAGATAAATCTTCTACAACCATATAAACTTTGCTCTGGCCAGTAAATCTAATAAAATCTCCTGCCTTTAAAACTCCAGTTAAATTATTTCCCATTCCATCTACATCAATCGTGGTATCTCCGGCAGAATGAGAACCATTGACTGAAATAACTGTATTTGCAGAACCTCTGCTATCTTCCATAGTTGCAGGAGTATAAGTAAATGATTCTAATTGGCTTCTTTGTTTCATTATAAAGGCTAGTATAGGTGCAAATTCTGCTCTAGTCATAACTGGGAATCTTAATGTTAATGCAAATCTTTGACCATCAATTTGTCTTGCTTGTCTTCTGCCTGATGCAGTTGTTGATACAATAGTATTTTGTTGAGAGCGAATAACTACATCTCTTGGAGTTGGTGTTGATGGGAATGCGCCACTCATATTAAATTAGACTTTCCTTTAGCGTTTAATGCTTGATTTACTATGTTTGTAATTGTTGCTCTATTATTTAATAACAATTCTTTTACACCTTTAACATCAGTTGCATTAATTGTGAAATTAATATTTGTTCCACCCATCATGTCATGATTAGGAATCAATGTTCCATTAGTTTCAGGAATAAATAATTCTCTACCTCTTTCTCCAACTGTATAAGGTTGTCCAGCACTCATAGAGCCACCTTCTGCTCCAAATATAGATTTTCCAATACTTAATATACTTCCAAAAATATCACTACCACCACCGCCACCCCCACCGCCACCATAGCTTGATTGTGCTGCTCTAGCACCGGCTATTCCATTTTCTAATACTAATTGAGATTGCAATAAGCCATTTTGTTCTCTCATAGCTTCAATCTTTTGTTTATGAACTTCTAAGTCTAAATAGTTTATTCCAAGATTTTGTAATAATTGAGTTGTTTGTTTGCTTTGCTCTTGAGTTCTATCTCTTTCAGTTCCTAATATTTTATCTAATAAAGGTTGAATAATATATAATCTAACAAGATATTCTATTGTTGATGCAAGAATCTTAACTAGAACTCCTTGTAAAAATTCTTTAAATGTTCCGCTTAAACTTTTACCAAGAACTATAATCTCAGCTATGCTTCTTGAAAAATCTGTAATGCCTTGATTTGCAATATTAGCAAATGTTGCGACTGAATCTAATTGTTTTAAAGTATTGTCGTTTAATTGGCTTAATGTAGAAAGTAATTTTTTATATATTGATAATGTCTCGGCAACATTGTTTTTTGCCTTTTGTATATTTTCTTCGTTTCTTTTTTCTGCATTTGCTCTTGATTTAGATTTTTCTTCTAATGCTTTATATAAATCAAATTGTAAAATTAAATTGTCTTTTTGGCTTTCATAAGAATTCGTTACATCATTACTTTTTATACCTAAGCTAATCAAAGCATCTTCAACAGCTTTTATAATAAATCCTATTGCTAATGCTACTGCTTTTCCTTTTTTGCCTAATAAGAAAAACCCAACTATTCCTATTTCTTTAACTGCTTCAGGAAATAAATTTAATAAATCATTAACTCCTTTAATTGACATTACTAAAACATTAAATGGTTCTTTTAATAATTCTATTAGTGATGATGTAAATGAGGCAAATGCTTTTATTCCTTCTATTAATCCAAAAGTAAATTCTTTAACAAACTTACCTAATTGCTCAGGGTTATTTCTTATTAAATCAGAAAATACATTAACTAAATCTGTAAAAAAATCTAATAAGCCAGCTTGTGATATTGATTCTTGAACTTGCTTTAATGAGTTTCTAAATCTATTTGTAGCGCCGGCAAAAGTATTTGCAAAAGCATCAGAAGCAGATTCAAATGTTCCACCTCTGCCAAATGTTTGTAAAAATATTCTAGTAATTTCTTGTGAAGATAATTTAACTCCTTCTTGCAATCCTAAGAATGATTCTATGTTTCTTCTTTTTAATTCTCTTGCGCCTTCTATTCCAGTTCTTGATAATGATGAAAATTCTCTTGCAACTGTTTCAATGTCTAAGCCTAAAGTGATTGCAGCATTCTGAATTGCAAAAAGATTATCTGTTAGTTCTTTGCTATTTTTAGAAAATGCAAAAACAATTTCAGATGCTCTTTCTATGCTATCTGATTGTAAGGGACTTTGTGCTGTAAATTTTTGTAATTCTTCAAATGCCTTTTTACCTTCTTCTATTGATGGCGCTAATAATAAAAATTGATTTCTAAGTTGCTGTGCTTGGCTGCCAACATTTAAAATGCTTTTAACAACGCTACCAGCACCAATGCCCAAAAGTGCTGTTCGCAGATTAAATATTGTATCTTTAACAGATTTAAAAGCCTGACTAGCATTGTCAATGACATTAAGTTTTATGTTTAGTTGCTGTTCTGCCATATCTTAGTTTATCTCTATCTGCCTTTACTTTAAAATATGCCAACCAATAATAAAATTCATCTTGAGTCATTCTCAAAACTTCTTCCATACTTTTTCCTAATTCGTGACCCAGAGCAAGTATGGTAAATAACTCAGAATCAAGCCTTACTTTTTTTCAGCTTCCTCGTATGAAGTTGAATCCAAAATATCTTTTGATACCCTAGCTATAACACTTGGGTCAGCATTATTCAACAAAACTAGTTTGTCGTCTAATTTAAATATTTTATTTCCTTCTGAATCTTTGGATTTAAGAACCACAACATCAACCATTACACCTAAGTCGTCATTCTTAGCACCTTTAAAAAGGTTTCTTGTTTCAGCAAGAGTCATTGGTTGAGCATAAATAATTAAAGGTTTGCCTTCCTCGCCCCATTCAGCAACCTCAATTTTTTTTACGCCTTTTGATTCAAAATGTGCCTTCACTCTATCTATTGTATTCATAACTTCTTCCTTTTCTATTTAATTAATTAGCTGTTCCGATTGTTACTGCGCCATTACCTTGAAAAGTAATTTCTGCTTCTACCATTCCATCAAATGATGCGCTTACATTATAACCAGTTACGATTGCATCAACAGCATAGAATTTGTCGCCAGCAGTATTACCTTCTGGGAATAAATTTAATGTTATTGCTGAACCAACTGTGCATAATAATTGTCCTGCATCAGCTTCGTCAAAATATACACTTGCTGAACCTGAACTTGCTTTTAAACCTGCTTTGTAAGTTCTTACTGCATCACCCATTGAACTGTCTTCAATAGTGTCTGATGTTTGTTCTAGTGTATAGCTTCTTAGTTCTCCTAAAACAGTAGAACCAATTTTAATTAGCCCTTCTGAACCAGTATGAGTTGCCATGTTTTTCTCCTTGTTTGTTTATATTAAGGTGTTCCAGAAATGTATTGATACATTACTCTCACTACCATTCTGATACCACCAACTGGGAATAAAACACCCTCATCTGTTGAGACCTCAACAACTTGAGTTTGTTTCGCATACCCACCTCGTGTTCTATCAGAATTCAATCTTGTTTCAATCGTTGTAATTAATTCGTTTCTTTTTGTGTCAATATTTGTCGGAGTGCCTTTAACAAATCCAACAATTACATAATCTGCTGTTGCTTGTCTTGTAATATTTGGCGATAAAATAGTAACATCTGAACGAGTTTCATTTCCTGATTGTACGAAACAAGCTGGATATTGTTGTTCAGATAACTCATCTACATTAAAGGGGTCTCTAGTAACTTTCTTTAAAGTTATAGGAGATGTTCCAGTTAGAATTGTTGTAATAATATTAGCTGCTATATCTTCTCGTTTGCTCATTTAATTATACTTAGTTTTTTATATTCTTGCATAAATACATTTGTAATAGGTTGAGCCTCTTTATCTCCTATTGCAAAGAATCTTCTTTTGCTTTGATTGCCTAATGCTTTTATATTTTGGAATTTATTAGCAAAGAAAATAATAGCATAGCTAGGCTCTGATTTTTGTGTCATGCTTGATAGCATTTGACCAGAAAAATTTAAATCAGGATATTGTATTTGTCTTCCGGCTTTCAATCTAAATTCTTTATAGGCTTGAGTATATGGTGGAAACTTAGAACCATCAGCAGCTATTCCTCTGCCAGTTCTTTGTTTAATTATTCCCATAACAAATTCAGCAGTTCTTCCTAATGCAGTCTTTACAATATTAGGTTGCTCTCTAACTTGTTTTTCAAAGTTCTTGGCAACTTGAAGGGTGTTGTCTTGAACTGTAATTTTCATCTGATAACTTTTAATCTATGATATGGCGCTTTTTCTGCATCAATAATTGTATTAGAATCATCAGCATCATATTCAACACCATCTCTTAAAATAGATTCAAATTCATCAGCATACATTTGCTGATAATGTTTCATCATAACTTGGAATCTATCTGGGTTATCGTTTGAGTTAAATTTAGTTAATTGTGGACAAGCATAAAATCCTATTACTTTATAAACACTTGCTCGTTTAAATTGCGCATCAGTTAATAATGTAGCGTCCATTTCAGTTGTATTTAGGATTGATATATCTCTATAAGTTTCTTTTGAATAAACTGGAAACCATCTTATTCTTAAATCTCTTTCAATATCTGCT